CTGACGTTGCCAATTCTGATAGGGAACGCCTAAACTTTAAAATATTAAATGCTGCTTCAATCTGGTAGTCGCGTGGCTTGATGCCGTCTGGGTGATCTTGAAAAAAATCAATAGCCCAATTCTCAAAGCTCTCTGCCGAAATATCTTTATCAAACAATCTAGTGATACCGTTGATTTTGATATCATACCTATATTGTTTGCAAATCTTTGTAATCTCCTGCCATAAACCTGCAGGTACCCACTTATCGTCCTTTACATAAGAGACATAGCCATCCCACACCCCTTTCTTAACCAATGGATTAAAACGCCAAGCGTCAATCCTTCGAGTAAGGGATATCTTCAACTGCTCTAACTCAAGTTCAGTTATATCATCAATACGTAAAAACTGATTGTCATCAGTGAGTGTTAGTTCCATGCATAATGAAACTGTTTTTATTTTCGTTACAGCCCCTGTAGTTGAAGCTTGTTACGAACGGCCCAGCTCATATTATCTAGAGTCTTCACCGATTCACGCAAGAAATCCATCTGCGTTTCAAGTAAGCTTAGTACCATTGAGTCGTCCGACATGTCGGCTTTCAAAAATGATTCCTTCTGCTTATCTGTTAGTTTATAATCGTATTCAAAGTATTTGACATACGATGATTTGTATATTTTAGCAAGCTTTGCTTCTTGCTGCTTAATCTTAATGTTAAGTTGTGCGATTTGTTCAATGATAATTTGTCTATAAGACGGAATAAGTACCATTGCCTCATTCAGGTCATCAACGTTCTTAAATGATTTTGCAAGCTCTCTAATTTTGGCAGTCCATTCCTGACGCTGGTCATTTAGATATGTGTCTATTTTTATTACTTTATTTTCTGACATTAGAACAGTGATGATTTATTGTTAGACTTTGGGGTCCATGGATTTGCCCTTAACTTTTTCTTCATCTTTGGTTTGTCAAACTTAATTTCCTTGCTTTTATATTCAGTACAAAGGTTATCAAATTCTACAAACATTTTCAAATCATTATGCTTTTCACTTTCGTCGTAAAAATCATCTAATTCATCTTGCATCATTAATTCAAAGTCAATCATATGTACAGTGCATCAAGTTTAGAGTCTGTAAAATAATTGCCTATATTTTTTAGTGCTGGTGACTTTAATTCATAGCACTTCATTACCAAGTCGTTTAGGTCCTTGATATCCTCAGTGTATATATTTAGCCCACTTTCTTTCAAGAATTTTGACCACATAAACACAGATTTATTACGCTTAAGCTTTTCAATCATCTTTGTCTTACCTGTCTCGTCATTATCAAACATATAACGAGTCGTTGGTATTTCATCTAATTCTGTAGTTGAACGACCGGCTGTTGCTAAAGCTAAAGAATTATGCATAAACATGGCATCAAGGGGTCCCTCAAAAATGGTAACCGGTCGTGTCATATCAATACGCATAATATTAAAAAGTGTAGATATCTTATTGATTGATATAAGCTCTTCGCCTTCGTATGGGAATTCAATACCCATCTCGCTATAAAGTTTACCCATATCATACGTAAGATATCTTGATTTATATTTGCCAAGCTTTCTACTTTGGCATCCAAGTATTTTACCGTCTTGTGTCTTATTTAAAATCCAAAGATTCTGACCAAATGACGAATAAAGAAACTCATCTGACTTTTGATGCAATCCACGATTCTTTAAATAGAACCAAGCATAATCACCAACCTCTATTGATTTAGCACCAAAGTATTTTTTAAAGTCTTCTACTTTAATTGCAGATTCAGCAGCTTTAACATAGATACCGTGCTTCAGCGTTTCAATCTGTTGTACCTCGGTCTTCTTGGTCTTGATATACTCAATAATTGTAATTGAGTCATCACCACCCCGCATTCTAAGGTTATGATCACGTAATAGTTTATTTAGGTCACCATGCTCACCACAGTTATAACAGTGGAATTGTAGGGTGTCCCAATAAAGGTTGCATCGCTTTTTGGTTACGTCAGTTGAGGAGTCTCCACAATAAGGACAAGCCAGCGTCAAACGACCTGGCATCTCCTTAATCATTTGCTTAGAGGGGTGACCGTGTTCTTGCACGGCCACCTCTTTAACTAAGCTTCTAATTCTATTTTTGAGTTCCTCAGTGAGATTAGATGTCGAGTCCATTCAAGAATGAATCAAGGTCATCGTCATCACTTACGTTTGATGTACTACCGCTTGCAGTTGCATCAACGTTGTCCAAGTCAAATGATTCGCTAGCCATTTCAGCCGCTTTTGGTGCTGATTTTGCAGGAGCTGCAGATACAGCGCCCATAGCACGACCTGGGTTTGAAATGTATTGGCCAAGAACTTGGTTTACAAAGTCACGAGTTTGGTCATCCCATGGCTTGTACTCGTACACTGAAAGTGAAGGAGCTGCATCCAATTCAGTCTTGATAGCTTGCATTGATTCTTGATTGCGTTCAGCCGGTTTTTCACCAACCATGATTGCAGACGTCGAAGCAGAAAACTTTGACTTATCATAGTTGTTGTACTCACCCTGACGAGTAATAATCAATTCAAAGTTCTTGCCTTCAAAAAGGTCAAATACTTGAGTTGGCTCGCCAAATGCTGGTGACAATTCCTCGTCAATCTTCTCTTTGATCTTGTAACCAAACTTGAATACCATGTATTGGCCTTCTAGAGCTGGGTTCTGAGGATCTTTAATAACTTTGATCAAAGCGTAATATTGTTCGCGACGCTTTAGACGCTCAGACATTTTACGGTCTACCGCTGAGTCTGATTTGCGGAGACGGAAGAACGTGTCCTGGATAGGGCACTTTTCACCCACTGAAGTTGGAGAGTCGACTAGACGACCAGAACCTGAAGGGTCTGTCAACCAGTGTACGTACTTTCTAACAAGTGATTTGCGTGGGTTTTCTGGATTAGGTACGAAGCGGATAAGTGCTTTGTAAGTACCGTCCTTGCCATCATCGGCTGATGGTTTGTAAACAACTTCAGTAGTTGAAGAAGCTGCTTGGTTGTGAGTTTCAACATCGTTGACGCTCAAGTTGAAAATGTCAAAATCTGCCATAATTCCTTTAATACTTTAATTTAAATTGTTGAACTTTAAAATCGTTAAATACCTTTAGAGTAACTTAACACTACTTATACACCAAACCTGAAAAAAGTTTCAAGCTTGTCTTATCACATGCGTGAATATCTAGCTCCGGCTTCGTCGATCCAATCACCGTTGTCGGTCTTAGTCAAACCAGCTTTAGCTAAAAAAGATAACATCTCTGCTTCAGTGATTCTATTTTCAAGAACCATGATTTCAAGAATATCTTTTAGAGTACTTAGGTATGTTGCATTAATCATATCTTATATATCTTTTATATTATTATACTATTTTTTAAAAAAGTTTCAAGCTAATGAAACAAAACCCCCAATATGCTCATATAAGTTATGGTTTTATGCCTGAGGGTAAAATACAATTTAAAGGGTTTGAGCATAAGACATAATAAAGTAAGCATCTACAAGGTCATCTAAGGGCTTCATAATCTTTTTGTCCTCTTTGAATTCTTGACAAAAGTTCCAAAGACCTGATTCAATATTTGATGTATCATTGATATAAACATACCACATGTCCATCTTCTTCATGTTACCTTTACCAGCATGTTTCTTAATACTTGTAGGGGCGAAGACTTCAAGTTGAGTTACATTAAAGCGATCAATCAAATAAGATTTAAGTATAGAGCTGGCGGATGCTAAATCAATAAGAGAGTTGGTTCCGAATCTTGAGGTGCCATAAGAAGAACCTTCAAAAAAGATTTTATACTCTTCTTCTGGATTGGTATTTTCTGCAATAATATTACATATACCTTCAGCAATATCACGGTGTCTCATGACCCTTGCCATTTCCTGTTTATCAATGTTTGGCTCTGGTTGATATATTAAAGTAACATCATCAAGTAGGTTCATTTCCTCTTGAAGCTTTTGTTCTTTTTTTGTACCAGTACCTGGTTTTAGATATGAGATATAATATGGCTTTCCATCTTTAAGAAGACAGATGCCTGGAGAGTTGATCGAAAAATCGATTGCTATTAAATTCAAATTAGATTCTTTTACCAAGACTAGCACCTAGTGCAGCACCAACAAGTCTTGAAGTTAACAGATCGTAAAAAATACCTTTTTCAATACCTAGTACTTTAGCAACAATCTTGCCGACAGATTTACCTAGGGCAAAACCTGTAAGACCACCGATAATAGAACCAAGGATACCCTCATTAGTTACCTCTTCATTAAAAGCTGCTAGGTCGTATGAACCATCTTCTTTTTTGTATTCTGCTAGAAATGCTTCAATAGCTTCATCAACTTTAGCTTCTAGTTCTGGAGTCCACTCCTGTTGTAGAGATTCGTTCAAAGACTGCATGTCTTTTTCAGTTACGGCTTGTTCTTCTAGGTATTTTAAAAAAGTCTTCATCTAAATATTCTGTATTTGATATTTTATATATCAGTCTAATTCATTAAGTAAATTAAACTTATTGTAGAAGAATGTTATATTGAATGTTGAGAATTCTGCAATATTACTTGCCATGTTTAATTCTAGCTCTGAAATAGAGTTCATAATTGGCTTCTCAAATACAGCAGACATTACGTGAATACCTTCAGCATCTAGGATTTGAAGCTTAAAGTCATCAATATATTCATTTGTATTTGCTCTATTGTAATGGTATAACAGAGTGTCTGACATAATCCAATAGTTAATAAAACCGTCCAACAACTGCATTGTTACAGTAACTTCTCTATTGATTAGGTTTTGAATTGGTTGGTACCCGCGTTTATATGTGATTGTACCATCGTTAGGTGCTTGTTGAGCTGGATCGAATGAAACACCAGGTATAGCAAGTCCCTGAATTGTGTAGTTAACAAAATCAATAGGTTCCTCAATAATGTTACCTGGCATTCTGTTAAGATACGGTCTGTACTTATCAGCTACCTCTTGCGGTACAAAGTTCTTTGGAAACTTAAAGTTAAATAAATTACTTCTTGAGTTGAGTATCATATCAAGATTTAGAATTTATTTATTTCTGGAAGCGGTGTAACTGGACTTACCGATTTAGGTGTAATACCTAAGATGTTAAAAGTTCCGTGGTGAATTAAGGTTTTATCAGTGCCGTTCTGAATAGAAAGCATATAATTATTATTCTTTTCTTTAGATGCTGCAGTAATATCTGCTTCACTGATTTTAAACATGATTTCACCTTCACCAAGCTCGACATCAGCATAGTTTAGTGTATTTTCAATTGCAACACCACCCAAATTTAGGATAACCTTATCAACTGATTCAAGTGATATATTAATTAAATCAGAACCGCTTTTCTTAGCAATCTTAAATTTAACATAGTTATCAAATGGGCTTAGAGTTAAAACACTCTTACCGTCTGCAAAATATGTAATCTCAGAATTGTCTACAACCTCGTTGCTTGTAATAGTTACACTTGTTGAACCAGTTACAATATTCATGCGTTCAATAAATGTAGGTACAAATCTTGTTTGATTACTTGGTAATGTTGCAAGGTTTTCAATAATCTGTCTATTCTCAAGAACATTTGGAAGAGTATTGTATACCTTTAAGATTTTGTTTGTTGATGGAAGATTGATAGTTCTAAGTCTCTTACCAAACTTACCAACATCATATGATGTAAATGAAGCGCGCTTTACAATTTGAGTATTATTAGTCTCGTTATAAATTCTCAATGTATAATCAATATTGTAAGCGGTAGCTGTCGATGCATTTTGAATTACCGGTCTAAATGGTAGTGGGTTTGAAAAGTTTTCAGACTGTGACATTGACATTTCGTAGCTCTTATCAAAGAACGATGTGATTTGTTCATAAACCGCAACATCGTGGAATACGATAATATCGTCACCTGAGAATTCACGTCTGTTCATGATGTACTTATCAAATTCTGAAATTGATCCGTCTTTAGTTCCGTATAGTAAAAAGTAATCACCATCTGTAGCTTCTTCAATAACAGCTGCAATATCCTGGTATTCGTCTTCCTTAGCGATTGTAAATTCAACTTCTTCACCAGTATTGATATAATCAAAACCAAGGTCACTGTAAACATTGTCAATCAATTTGAATGTAACTTCATAATTTGACGTAGTGTCTAGTGCATCAGTACCAGTACCAAAGAACCAATCGATGAAATCACCATCTGGGTTTGCTAGAGAAGGTACCTTAATTTCAATGAACTTAGAATACATTGTTTCGCCTAAAATAAATGGCTTTGGATTTTGAATCTCAAATGAAGATGAATTCAAATAGACAATAGATGTAAACATGTTCTTAACACCTGAAAGTCTTTTTGCACCAATTTGGAAAAGGAAACCCTCATAACCTCTAGCATCAAAAGAATAACCAGCGCGCAAATGAAGTCTTACAGTATCATAAGTAATTGTATTTGCTGGAATGTCCGTTGCATCAGCTTGGTCAATTGTTGAAGATGTTGAACCAAGCCAAGCTATATTATTATCAATAAAATTATTTGTAGAATCTAGAAGTGCATACTTTGATTGAAGCGCGCCGTCTACAAGAACTGCTTGGTATCTTCCAATTTGGCCAGCCCCTGTTTTAATATCGTTACCAGTTTCTTCGTCAGCCGTTGCATACAATGGATTAGCAGTAGTTTGTACCGTAATCGCACCGCCTTTAAGTGATGGATATGTATATGTGTATGAACCATTAACCGATGGTACAAATGTATAAATACCATTTGAATATGTACCAACAACATTACTAGTTGAATCTAGAATTTCAAAGCTTGATGGTATTGTAAGCGCAGCAACATTAAATTTGTATGTTTTGCCGTTAGCAAGTGTAAGTGGTCTTGCCGCAAAGTTTTCAACAAGAAGCATACCACTGGCACTAGTTACATCAAAGTTTACAACTGCAGCACCAAGCTCATGAATAAGATGGCGAGTGTCTGAAGTAGACGCTGTAGTATTAAGTGCAAGTAGGTGTGAACCATTATTATCAATTTCAATTTGATAGTTACTAAGTGTAGCTATATTTTGATCATGATAAATGAATTCTAAAAGAACATCCTGATCCAGTCTTGCATATTTTGAAGCTTGTGCCATCTAATAGTTTATATTATTAAAATTGTAACCACTTTGGTGAGTATCCTAAACTAATTCCAATAACAGGTGAAAGTCTAAGTCCACCATTGAGTGGAATAATACCATAACCAATACCAGCGTTAACCACCCATCTTGATTTATTCTTATATGTATTCAACTCTTCATTAATAACTTCAATACCCTGTAATTTAATATCATCAAATGGGTATTTAGTACTTATCTTAAGTTGTGATACACCGTCCTTTTTTTCAATTACACCAAGTAGCGAAATTGTTTGATAGATTGAAAGGTTACCAGTAACTGATGATTCATTAATCTTACCATCCAATCTGACAATTCTAATATTGTTGTCACCAAAGTTAGCTGAATCATTAAATGTAAATGTTGAATCAGGATTAATTTGAGCACTAAGTAAAAGACTATCTTTAACATTAAGCTCTGCCTGTAATAGAGTATTTACACCTTGTAGTTTTTTATTCAAACCAAGTGCAGCTCTGTACTTTTTAGTAAGCGCGCCATTATTCTCGACCAATTGTGTATTTGTATACTTAAATGTTCTTATTTCAGATTCAAGAAATCCAGCTTTATTAACATAAGTTCTAACTGAATCTTTAGATGCCTCTAAGTTATTATCAGCA